ATGAATGCTCAAGCTTTGGAACGGACTTACGAGTGGTATACATCAGGACCTAGACAACGTTTGCAGCCAGGAGGAACTATCGTGATTGTAATGACACGATGGAATCAAAAAGATTTGGCTGGTAGATTAATCTCTGCACAAAAAGAAGCTAAGGCAGATCAATGGGAGGTAATTGAGTTTCCTGCTATCCTACCATCTGGTAAGCCCCTGTGGCCTGAATATTGGAACATAAAAGATTTAGAAGGAGTAAAAGCGTCTATCCCTCTTTCAAAGTGGAATGCACAGTACATGCAAAATCCAACTGGGGAAGAGGGAGCATTAATTAAAAGAGAATGGTGGCAAGATTGGGAAGGAGATCTACCACCACTAGAACATGTTATACAAAGTTATGATACTGCGTTCATGAAAAAATCTTCTGCTGACTATTCGGCGATAACGACATGGGGAGTCTTTACACCTAATGAAGATTCTGGAAAAGCATTGATATTAGTTGATTCCGTAAAAGGTAGATACGAGTTTCCTGAACTTCGTAGAATTGCAATGGAGCAGTACGGATACTGGAATCCGGAAACAGTGATTGTTGAATCTAAGGCATCTGGGCTACCTTTGACATACGAGCTTAGAAAAATGGGTATCCCTGTTATTAACTTTACACCAAGCAAAGGAAATGATAAACATACAAGAGTTAACAGTGTTTCTCCACTGTTTGAGTCAGGACGTATTTATGCGCCTAAAGAAATGGAATTTGCACAAGAAGTCATTGAAGAATGTGCAGCATTTCCATATGGCGACCATGATGACTTGGTCGACTCCATGACTCAAGCGGTAATGAGATTCAGACAAGGTGGATTGATTCAACACCCTGAAGACTATCAGGATGAGCCACTTCCACAGAAACAAAGGACGTACTACTAATGGGATTCTTTAAATTTTTAAAATCACTTAGAACACTAGCCAGAAATGGAAACATAACTATTGATGAAGCGTATAAGTTTGCCAAACAAGAGTTTGGTGAAGTTAGTGATTTATTAAAATTACAGATCAATAAAATTTTTAAAGATGCTGATGCACCAAGTATCAAGCTACCTAAAAAAGGTGAGGTTGTTAAATTACCAAAAGAAACACCGAATCAGGAATCAGGCATTTCTTTTTCAGTTCCTGAAAGAGGCATCTTTAATCAAGAAACATCTATTGATGAAGTAACACAAATGTTAACTAATAATCCGTTTAGACCTGGTGGGTCCCTGGATCAGGTAACAGGCATCACGAGAGGACTAGCTAGAAAAATATTAACTAGAAGAGGAATTGAGATTGGTAAAAACGATCCGATAGAAGTTTTCATTGATACGTTTGGAGAGTCAATTACAGATGTAAAAAATCTTGCAGAAGAAATGGTAGAGGCAGATGCAATGGGTCGTAATTTAAAATCAGCAGATGAACTTTTAGAAATAGAAGGTTTGTTTGATATTCCAATACCTAAGAATCCAAACAAAGGATTAACAGATGAAGAGATGTTAAAGAAAATGGAAGAGGTAGAAGCAGAAGATATATTAAAAAATTTTGACCCGGAAGATAGAGAACCAAATGCCATGGGTGGTATCAACAGAACTAACTTTAGAAAAGGTGGAATTAAACTAGTAGGTTTCCTTGCAAGAAAAGGTAAAGATTTAAAAGATGAAATTACAAGTGCAATAAATAGATTTATGCAACCATCTGGTGACAATAAACTTGATGCTGATGTAATATTAGATGACATGTTTGAAGAGTTAGGAACTGATAGAGATAAAATAGATCAAAAAGATGTCATTGATGTGTATGGTCAAATTTACGATAAGTTAACTGCAAACACTGCAACAGCAGAATTTCTAAGACCTAAAAAACGTTTCTTCAAAGGTGTAGAAGTAAAAGATCCGAAGTTCGATTTAGACATGCCATTTGATAATGATGCAGAAAAATTAGCAGAGATAAAAATGTCTAATGAAAGATTTGAAGCTCTTGAAGGTGTAGACCCAAGAGAAACTATATTACCAACAGGTGACGTTGTATCTAAACAACTTAAAGTCATGAGACTTGCAGAACAAATTCAACCAGGTCTTTTTGAAAAATTAAATGATACACAATTAGATATCATAGTAAAATATGGTGACATGATTGATGACAATCTTTTAAAACAAATTGTATTAGATCCAGATCCAAATAATCAAGCAGCTGCTCTTGCTACAATTGAAGAAGCAAAAATTATGTTAGACAAAGGAATGAGCGTAGAAGAAGTATTAAAAGCACAAGGTGATGCTTTAAATAGAAAAAAGAATGCTGAAGGCGGTCTAAATTACTTGATGGGTTTCTAAATGAAGATCAAGCAATTCAACGAAATGAAGGCTTATCTATTAAAGCCAAAAAGATTATTTTCTTCAAACAGACAAAATTTTTCTCAAGGTTCTGGGGGTGGTAGACCTAAAGTAGAAATACCAGGATTAGAAGAAAAAGTAATAGAACTTTTTGATCAAGGTTTGTCAAGAAATCAAGTTCTAAAAGAATTAAATAAAATACCTGGGTTTGAAAATGTAACTGTAGGTGTTGTTAGAAGAATAAAAGAAGAAGCAGGAGTAGGTGCTACGAAAGAAGAATTATTTAAATCTCAAACTGACAAATATAAAAAATTAAAAACGTTAATAGAAAATTCAAATGATAATCTTGTATATACTATGATGAAAGATCTAAGGTTAGAAGCTGGGTTACCTCAAAACGTAGCCATTAGTGATTTAAAAAATTATGAAAAATTTAATATTCCTAAATTAGACACTGCACCAGACAAAATAAAAAAAGCTTTTGATAGAATAATTAACAATCCAAATATTCCTGTAGAAGAAGTTTTTGATTTTAGTAGTACAATTGCAAAACAAACAGGTACTACTGTTCAAACAGTAGGTAAAGTTTTAAACACATTACCTGAATATGAAGACTTTAAATCTACGGCTTTAAAATTACAAAATCCAGCATTTAAAGCACGTGTAGCTGGTAAGGAAAAAACTTTAGCAGATGTTATGGAAATGTCTGGAAACGTTGGATCTAGCTCTGGATATGTTTCAATGGGTAATACTCCTGAAAGATTTATTTTAAATTCAATTACAAGACATATTAATCAAGGTGGAGATAAAGTTGAATGGGTTAAAGCTCCAAGTGAAACTGTTACAGAAACAGAAGCTGTATTTAGATACAAAGGTAAAGATTATGACTATTATGATTTACTACAAAATGGCAGAAAAATAGATGACTTTAAAGAAGTCTATAAATCATTTGATGATTTAAATGATTTACTATCAAGAGAAGTTATAAATCCCATAACAAAACAAAAAACTTCTTTTAAAGAATTAATGACTCAAGCTTATAAAAAAGGAGCTGGATATGGAGATAATATAAATCCATATGAAATTGATCACTTTGGTTCTGTAAAAGATAGTCCCTTTTCAAATTTAAGAATTTTGCCTCGTAGAATAAATGCTGCTGCTGGGTCTATTACTAGTGCAGCTCAGAGAGCAACTACAGGTGTTTTTACAAAAAAAGGAAAAGACTGGACTCCCACTAAATCAAAAATGTATTTACAAAAATCCGGATACAATTTTACAAAAGATATAGACAAATTATTTAATGATGAGGTTAAGTTAGCAAACGATATTTTAGTTAAAAATAGAAAACTTAGAAGTGTAGTTGAGATTGGAAAAGAAGCGGCAGATAAAAAATTTGAAGGGTTACTCAACTTAGAAGGAGTAACTACTGCTAGTAAAGTAGATAGACCTGAAGCTGCGATTGTATCAGATATGTTTAAAGACTTATCTAATAAAATAGCTAACATAAAAGACGTGCCAGTTACAGAAGTACAAGAAGATGTAAGTAAAGTTACTAAACTTCTAAACGAAACTGCTGGCAAACTTAACAGTGGTACAGATCCTGTTTTTCTTGCAAAGTATCTTAAAGCACAAGGAGAAGATATTGCTGCCTTCGGTAAAAAGTATGGTGGTGATGCTTTAAATAAAATAATTAAAGGAACTACTGCTTTGGACTTACCAATCTTTCAAGTTGCTTTTGCATCCATGCAAGACTGGGAAGAAGACAGTCCATTGTGGGTAACACTACCTGCAGCGTTTACAGACTACACAGCAAAGACATTTAATCTTTACGAAAAAACTGGAGGCAAAACAAAAGAGTTTGGAAAATTTTTAGCGAGTTCTCTTGTGCCAAGATTTATGCGATCACCTATATTTAAAGCTGTCACTAAATTTGGTAAAGGTGCATCTCTTGCAGCACCATTATTAGAAATAGGACTTGGAGTTAGAAAAGATTTAAAACAAAGAGCAATGCTTCCAGAGATTGCAAGACAGTTTAACATACCAATTGAAGAAGCAAAAAAAGGGTACATGAATTATGTTAGAGATACCGTACCACAAGATGCATTTGATGAGTTAAATGTTCCAGAGAGTCCGGGTCTGGAAGGTTTGAAAAGAGGTTTCCAAGATTTTATGTCAATCTTTGGATTTACTGAAAGTCCTTACAAAGATCCAAATGCAAAACAACCTATTGAAGTAGAAACACCTAAAGTTGATAACAGAGATTTTTTATTTGCAGGTGGTGTTGCTTCACTATTTAAAAGAGCAGCACAAGTTTCTGAAGCATTACGTAGAGTTAAAAATGCAACTTTTGAAATGTGGAATAATGTGAGAATGTTTGGAGAGCAAAAAGGTGTTGCTAAAAATTTAGAAGGATTCACAAACATACCAGATAAGAATCGTAAGACTTCTTCAATAGAAGATTTAAAAGCATTAAAAGAAAGTGTGCCAGAAAAATATCATCAAGATTTAAATATTATGATGAGATCTATTGAACAAAATAATTTTGAAACTGCTTGGAAAGAATATAAAAAATTTGAAAAAGAATTAGATCCAACATTAAAGTTTGAAAATATTCCCCAAGAATATTTCCCGATGCTTGATCCACTAAACGATGCATTTGTAATCAAAGGACCTAGAGACGACTTTAAAATAGGCAGATATAAAATAAGAACTTCAATGCAGTTAGACGAGACTGGAAAACCTACTGGTAAATATCAATCAGAGAAATATGATACCTTTGACCCTGAGACCAGAACCTTTAGAGATGAACCCGTATTAGTTGGCGCAAGCACAGATAAAGGTAAGAAGGGATTGAATTAATGATAAAAAGATTAACGACGACGATTCCACCGGAGTCTGGGCCCGTGCCACAGGGCTTGAATATTAACTATAATACTGTTAAAACAGTCAAACAATCTGGAGAAAAAATAAATGGCAGACATAGACAAATCGCTTCCAAACGAGCCGAGAAAAGAAATCGAATTACCTAGTGAAGAAGAAATTCAAGAGCAGGTAACAGAGGCAGTAGAAGAAGCACAAGAGTCACCTGATCCTGTAGAGATACAAGAAAACGAAGATGGCTCCGTAGATATTAACTTAGATCCTGCGGCAGCAACGCCGGAAGGTGGTGATGAGCATTATGCAAACTTAGCAGACTTCTTACCTGATGAAGTTTTAGGTAGAATGGCATCTGACCTTTCTTCTAAATATCAAGACTATGTTTCAAGTAGAAAAGATTGGGAACAAACTTATACAAAAGGTTTAGACCTTTTAGGTTTTAAATACGATCAAAGAACAGAACCTTTCTCAGGTGCATCTGGTGCAACTCACCCTGTTCTTGCAGAAGCAGTTACACAGTTTCAAGCTCTAGCATATAAAGAATTATTACCAGCCGATGGTCCTGTTAGAACACAAATACTTGGTATGCAAACTCCAGATAAAGTTCAACAAGCAACTCGTGTAAAAGATTTTATGAATTATCAAATTATGGATCAGATGAAAGAGTATGAACCAGAATTTGATTCTATGTTATTTCACTTACCATTATCAGGTTCAACTTTTAAAAAAGTTTACTACGATGAAGTGGAAGGACGAGCGGTATCAAAGTTCGTTCCTGCAGATGATTTAATTGTTCCGTACACAGCTACCTCATTAGATGATGCGGAAGCAATTATTCATCGAGTAAAAATTTCTGAAAACGAATTACGAAAACAACAAGTCGCTGGTTTTTATAAAGACATTGATATTGGAAAACCTGCTGACAAAGAATCTGATGTTGAGAAAAAAGAAAGAGAATTAGAAGGTGTTACTAAATCTGCAAACGAGGATATATACACTTTACTAGAGTGTCATGTTAATTTAGACATCGAAGGTTTTGAAGATGTTAATCAACAGACTGGTGAGCCGTCAGGAATTAAACTTCCATACATTGTAACTCTTGAAGAAGGATCAAGAGAAATATTATCTATCAAAAGAAACTATGAAGTAGGTGATCCTAAGAAAAACAAAATACAATATTTTGTACACTTTAAATTTTTACCTGGTTTAGGTTTCTATGGTTTTGGTTTAATTCACATGATTGGTGGACTATCAAGAACAGCGACTGCAGCTCTAAGACAATTATTAGATGCAGGAACTTTATCTAACTTACCTGCCGGATTCAAGATGCGTGGTATTAGAATCAGGGACGACGCACAATCAATACAACCAGGTGAGTTCAGAGATGTAGATGCACCAGGTGGTAATCTAAGAGATTCTTTCATGATGCTTCCATTTAAAGAACCATCACAGACTTTATTATCTTTGATGGGTGTTGTAGTTCAAGCAGGTCAAAGATTTGCATCAATTGCTGATATGCAAGTTGGAGAAGGTAATCAACAAGCGGCAGTTGGAACTACAGTTGCATTATTAGAACGTGGTTCAAGAACTATGTCTGCAATACACAAAAGAATTTACTCTGCTTTAAAAAATGAATTTCAACTTATGGCTAGAGTATTCAAGTTATATCTACCACAACAATATCCGTATGATGTAGTTGGGGGCCAAAGAATGATTATGCAATCTGACTTTGATGATAGAGTAGATATATTGCCAGTTGCTGACCCCAACATTTTTTCTCAAACACAGCGTATATCCCTCGCGCAAACGGAACTCCAACTGGCAACATCAAATCCACAAATGCATAACATGTACAACGCGTACAGAAATATGTATGAAGCGTTAGGTGTAAAAAACATTGATAGTGTTTTGGTAAAACCACAACCACCTATGCCAATGGATCCAGCGTTAGAGCATATACAAGCTTTAGGTGGTAGACCTTTTCAAGCTTTTCCAGGTCAAAATCACAGAGCACACATACAATCGCATTTAAGTTTTATGGAAACTAACATGGCAAGAAATAATCCAATGGTCATGGCATCATTAGAGAAAAATATTTTTGAACATATTAGTTTGATGGCTCAAGAACAGATTGAATTAGAGTTTAGAGATGAGTTACAAAGAATTCAACAAATGCAAATGATGATTCAACAGAATCCACAGATGGCACAACAGATGCAAATGCAGTTAATGCAAATGCAACAAAGCATTGAGTCAAGAAAAGCTCAGTTGATTGCTGAAATGATGGAAGAATTTATGAACGAAGAGAAGAAAATTACTTCACAATTCGATAATGACCCTATTGCTAAACTAAGATCAAGAGAATTAGACCTTAGAGCACAAGAAAATGCTAGAAAAGAGAAGGAAGGTGAGGACAGATTGAACCTTGATAAGATGAAAGCTATGATGGCACAAGAAAATCAAGACGAAAAACTAGAGCAGAACGAAGAATTAGCAAAATTACGAGCTGATACGTCAATTCAAAAGACTGTTTTAGGAAAAACTCTACCAAGTTCAGACCAAATGATGCCAAAAGTAGATATTATAAGGAGTGACAACTAAAAAATGGATAAAAAACAGAAAAAAGTTGCAAAAGTGATGCGAGAGTTTAAAAAAAAGAAGCTTTCTATCGGAAAATCTGATAAGAAAGTAAAAAATCGTAAACAAGCGAT